TTCTTTGTTTAACCAAACAAAATCTCGTTCGATTGCAGGTGATTCTACTAATGAATTAGCAAATACACCATCCTCATCGTCTTGTAATATTAGTTCGTATAATTCTTCTAAATTATCTATCATCTCTATTTAACATTTAAAAATTAAAAAATACTTACCCACCACTAAATGTTGCTGCTACGTTAGTTCTTCTATCTAATGCTTGTTGTGATGATATATCCTGCCCAACTACATAAGCTCTAGTTGGCTTTTGTTGAGCCATTGCTATCGTTTGTGCAATCTGTGATGATGGATTGTTTCCACCTTGTGTTTGTACTTGTGGTGATGCCATTCCTCCAACTCTCGGTAATGCAGGTGGTGCTCCACCAACAGAACCTCCACCACCTCCACCGGTAACACCGGCTTGCGATGCTGCTTGATTTATTCCTTGTATTGATTTAACTGCTCCTGCTATTACTGATGCAATTGATAAACCTGCTGATATAGTGTTAATTGCTACCCACGGCATACCAAACGTTAATGGTGATGCAGCTACTGATTTAGCATTTGCTATTGAGGTTTGTGCTATAATTTGTCCGATTGCTGCTGCTTGTGATATTACAATACCTGCAATTGCTAAGGCTTTATTCTTTCCTGCTACTTGTCCTAATACGTTTCCAAACTGTTCAAACAATCCAAGATAAGCCATATTGATTTCATGCTTAGCTTGTGCTGCTGCTTTTTCAGTTGCAACCTCTTGATTGGTTATAGCTATTCTAGCATCTGCATACTTCTTACGAATCTCAGTTTTCTGAAATTCATTAAGTTCTGTATTTTGTAATTCAGTTGCTTCTTGTTGTGCGAGTATATCTCTTTGTGCAGCTAATCTTTGTAAATCAGCTTGAAAATCTCCATCAATTCTTGCATTCTCTCTATCTAAATCTTCGAATTTAGCTTGAAGATTGGTAAGTATAATACCTCTTTCTACTTCTAATTTCTTTTTAAGATTCTCTGCATCTTTCTTATCTTGCTCTTCTTTTTTCTTAGCTTCCTCATCATCATACTTCTTCTTTATTTCAGCAAGTGCAATACGATACTGCTCTTCAATAGCAGTCATATCAGTTCTACCTGCATCAGCAAGTACTTTTCTTTGTTCAGCTAATTTTATTCCTGCTTCAAATTCTAATCTTTCTCTTTCTGTAAGTGTAGATTTGAATGCTTCTAATTCAACGGCATTTGCTGCTTCAGCTTTCTTTAAGTTTTCTTGTCTTATTCTTTCAGCTTCTGCTGCTGCTTTCTCTTCTGCTGCTTTCTTTTTAGCTGCTGCATCTGCTGCATTCTTAGCTCTTTCATCAGCATTTGTCTTTTCAATTTTAGTTTGTTCTTTAGTACCTGCTTCAAATCGTTTGTATGTATCATCAAACGTTTTAGCAACACCTGTAAATGCATCTTTGATACCTGCTGCACCTTCTTTAAGTGCATCAAAATCTAAAGTGAATACACCTTTTAATATTTTACCTACTGATACACCTACGTTCTTTACTAATGTAAATAAAGAGTATAGACCTGAATAGAACATACCAATACCTTTTGTGATATATGGTAATGCTGATGTAGCCATCTCAATAAAGGCATCTAATACAGGCTCAAATGCTCTGAATATACCACCCAATATCTTTTCCATTGCAATAAAGAGTGGTTCGAGCTTCTTCATTGCAACCTCACTTTTAGTGAATGCTGCTACTAAACCACCTATTGCTGCAACTAATATACCGATTACGGACATCTTTAATGCACCATTGAAACTAGAAAATGCCGTTTCAGCTCCTCTTAATCCCTTACCAAATGCTCCCAAAGGACCTTCAGCATTCTCTAACATACCAGCAAAATCATCTGAAGTTGCAGAAGCATCTTTGATGGCATCATCCATATCTCTAATGGATGCAGATATCTTATTAAATTCTGCAGAACCAGCGGCAGTTTCTTTCAACTGCTTCTTTAATAATTTTAAGTTAGCAATTGTAGGTTCTAAATTAGAGTTTACTTCTAAATCAACTGTTATTTTTTCGGCCATGAATCATTCGTTTAGTTAATTTAAAGACATCCTTCCACGTAGATGGTATCTCATACAATCCCTTTGCAATGTCTATCCTCTTACTTTGCCCATAGTATTCTCCCATTGAAAGCAAATCAATTGTGTTCTTTATCATATACATTTAACATTTAAGTTTATTAAAATAAGTGAGGTAATTTAGACCAATAATCTTCTTTGAAGTTTGGTTGTAAATATATTACACCTGATTCACTATTAGATTCATCAGTTCTTTTGTATATTTCTTCATTAGGTCTATCTCCCATACCTGATATATGATAACATCCCATACCCCATCTGTATATCATAGAGTATCTACCCGTATTACCAATATGTAAATTTGCATTAGTATGAAACGTTAACCAATTATCTTCACCAATACATTTATCAACCATATCAATTCCTTTAATCCATTCACTTCTATATGCATTACCATTGTTTACAGAGTCAGATAAATCCTGATATTCGTTATTAGAAAAGAAATAATGTTTTTGACATCGGTATATATCACTATTAGGTGATTCCATATGATATTCTCTTTGTAATTCTAATGCCCACGGTGTAAGTAAATCATCATCATCTAAACGATATATTACATCACCATTGCATTGAGTAAATCCCCATTCTAATTTCTTTCCAACGGAACTAAATCTCTTATTTAGATTTATTATCTTTACCTTTGGATTATCTATTCTGTATTCTACTACTGATGAATCATTTATTATTACCATTTCAGCATCTTCTAATCTGCTTTGATTTAAAAATGAATATATTGCTTCTTCTAAAAGTTCTTTTCTTTGGTATGTTAATGTTAAAACTGAAATCATAATTTCTTAAATGCCTCCTCATCTCTAAATGATATTTCTACAAACTCATTCTTACTTGCAGTACGAGATAATCCCCACGGATGTGGTTCTGTTTCTACTATTGTTCCACTTATCTGATATGGTTTTATTTTACTAATTAACCAATCATCACCATACGCAACTTTAAGTTCTGAAGGTATTGGAATCCAATTATCTTTATGTAAAAAGAAACAACATCCCCATCCCCAATTTCTTTCAGTAATAGCTTCTATTTTTATTTCAGTATCTCCTTCAAAGTAATTTGATGTAGCTTGTCCTATAATTCCTAAATGTATGTTTTCAAAAATAATAGGGAGTATTTGTACATTCCAAACTAAATCATCATTCGATATACAAATGTTTGGATAATTGGCTAATTCAACACCTAAATTCCAACTTGGATTAACATAGATGTTTTGTTCTTGTTCTATGATTCTTAGCTTCGATGTAGAAGTGATTTGCTTTGGTTTCTTGGAACTATCGTTATCAATTAGTATTATCTCCCCAACCATATCATTATCGTTGAGCATATCCAATAATTTAAAGATTAAATCACTACACCACATAGTTGGTATGATTACTGAAAACTTATATCCCTCGCTCATATTCTTTTATCTTTTGTTTTATATCATCGTATATCCAAGTAGAAACTGAATACAAACCATTCTTATCTAATTCAGGCAACATCCATTCTTCTTTTTCATTTTTATGATGAAGCCACATATGTGAAAGATTAGGATATAAATGAGATACTACACTATAAAATGTTAGTGCATCATCTTGTTTACATTTGTAAAATCCCCATTCGTAATTGTTTACATTTGGTAATTCTTTCCATAGTTCACACATTTCACCACCTAATACACATCTATCCCATTGTGAACTTACACTAACAAAATCTTCAAATAAATAAAGTAAAGTTAAACCAAAGTTCCACTCTGTTCCAAATCCTTCTAATCTTTTAATGCAAGTATCATTAGTTAAACCTTGCCAACTTAATTCTCCACATATAGAAACAATATCCTTATTAGATAAGAAATTATCATTCCAAAGTAAATCTTTTATAAATGGTGAATGTGGTTCAAAGTTATGCCAACAATCATTGCGTGGAAACATATTGATGTTATCCCATCCTCTTAATTCTCTTGTCCAACCTGGCACACAACCATCTGCATCTATTTTAGAATAGAATGATGTATGTGGGTCATAACTTCTACAAATTAAGTTTGGTGTATCTGATATTGCCTTAATACCTAAATCATCAGTATCAATATAACTACCACCAAATTGATAAAGTAAAACTAATCTAAATAAATCACTAAAGTCTCTAGGATGTGAATTAATGTACTTATTTAACTTTTCTTCATCCATTGGTAATCCACTAAAAAAGGATTTATCCCATTTACGGACTTGTATGTTGAACTTATCATCAAATAAATCTTGCGTTAAACTGTTTGAAACCAAAACAATCTCGTGTTTAGGATTCCATATTCTTGTTGAATAAACGCAATCTTTTAGTATTTGTAATCTATCAGCATGAATGAATCCATCCCAATAAAAAAATATAGGTTTTAAATTAAGCATGAGGTAGTTCCTGTTTTAGTGACCCATTCAAAGTATTTTTTAGATGCCGTATTATCTCTAATATTTAACTCCTTACCATAAGGTAATTCATTCATCCACATACCTTTATAGAATAAATCATCCATAGTATTTAGAACTCCTGCATTATGAAACATATTAAACTTATTCCAATCATCTTCACTATGTGTTCCCCAACTAAAATCAAAGTTTGGGTGACAAATTGTTTTCTTTCCCATCTTCCAACCATTCCATAGTACTGACCACATATCTGAACACCATATTTGTATAGCATGATGTGTTGGGTCATCTTTAACTTTCTGAACATTTAATTCAGTAACGTTTTTGAATAGTAATTCACAATCAAACTCAACTCTTTCCCAATACCAATTAGTAATTCCTTTCATCAGATATTGAGCTCCAATGCAATTAACATTATTCTCTTTAAGTAATTCTTTACTAATACCTGCTATTTCAGACATTAACTCTAAAACATCATCACCTTTTTGTTTGATATAATCATAAGAAATATATGAGTTTGTATCACTACCATACCAATTATCATCAGTAAGCATTTCTTCAGTAATCCAATCTTTTGGAGGTTTTGTTAGAAGTATATCGCAGTCGTGATAAAGTATTACCTCATCTTTCAACTCTGGAAATTTTAACCAATGTTGTTTAAGTATGTTAGGTCTGATAGATGAAACATAATGTTTGGTTACGCGAGTATCTTTATAGAAAAGAAATCTAGCGGGATACGTTATAGCTAGTTTTGACCAACCTTCAGGTATCCCATCTTCTCCAATACTACAAACAATATCTATTTGATTAGGGTTTACACCCATCTCAATAAAATTGTTTATCATAGTTTCAACTTGCCAAATATAGTAATTCGTAGCAGGTTGAGCACATACAAATCTTAAATTATTCATAACTTTTTATTATTGTGTTTGCCATAGTTTAATAATTGTCACAAGCATCTTCACAACTCGATGCTTGTGTGTATATGTAAGGGTCAATATCTACACCATAAGATGGGCCTGATGTTGAACCGTAAGGTTGATATGATTTACTTCCATCACTATACCACGAACCATTACTTAAAGGTGTAGTAGAACGTAATACAACTTCTACTCCATCATCAGTACAAGGACTTCCACCATTACAAGTATTACGGTATGCATTGTTGTAATAGAACGGCTCAACCGTAGTTGTTGGAGTTTCCGTAGGAGTTGCCGTAGGAGTTACTGTTGGAGTTGCCGTAGGAGTTGCCGTCGGTGTAACCGTAGGAGTTGCCGTTGTAGTACTCGTTGTTGGTGTATCCGTTGGAGTAACAGTTGGAGTTACAGTAGGCGTTGCCGTTGGTGTCACAGTAGGTGTCACAGTAGGTGTTGCCGTAGGTGTAACCGTAGGTGTTGCCGTAGTGGTACTCGTTGTTGGAGTATCAGTTGGAGTTACTGTAGGTGTTACTGTAGGTGTTACTGTTGGAGTTACTGTTGGTGTCAACGTAGTAGTTGTTGGTGTTGCAGTTGGTGTCAACGTAGTTGGTGTTACTGTCGGTGTAGCCGTAGTGGTACTCGTTGTTGGAGTATCAGTCGGTGTAACAGTAGGTGTTACAGTAGGAGTAGCAGTAGGTGTTACTGTTGGAGTTACTGTCGGTGTTGCCGTTGTAGTACTCGTAGTCATTGGAGCTAATGTAGTCGGTGTATCAGTAGGTGTTACTGTTGTAGCAGGACAACCAAACTCTGCAGTAGCAGTAAATGTATAAAGAGTTCCACCAGGATTATTAGTTTGGAAACCATTAACCACATAAGGTAAATCACCATTAGCAAGTATTCTATCACCACTATTATACAATGGATTTACACTTAATGTAGAGAATATATTAGTTACACCATCAGCACAACTTAATGCTCTGTAATAACCAGGTGCTAATGTAGTCGTTGGAGTAACCGTAGGTGTAGCAGTAGTTGTAGATGTCGTAGTTGGAACTAAAGTAGTTGGGGTATCTGTTGGAGTTATCGTTGTAGCAGGGCAACCAAATTCAGCAGTAGCAGTAAATGTATAAAGTGTTCCACCCGGATTATTAGTTTGGAAACCATCTACTACATAATTTTGGAAACTATTAGCAAGTATTCTATCTCCACTATTAAATAGAGGATTAACTGATAGGGTAGAGAAAATATGCGTTACACCATCATCACAACTTAATGCTCTGTAATAACCAGGAGCTAATGTAGTCGTTGTTGATGTAGGTGTTACCGTAGGGGTAGCAGTAGTGGTGCTGGTTGTTGGAACATCAGTTGGTGTAATAGTTGTAGTTGGTACTAAAGTAGTAGGAACTAAAGTAGTAGGAACTAAAGTAGTAGGAACTAAAGTAGTAGGTACTAAAGTTGTAGTTGGAACTAAAGTAGTTGGAACTAATGTAGTAGGAACTAAAGTAGTAGGAACTAAAGTAGTAGGAACTAAAGTAGTTGGTGTTAAAGTAGTTGTAGTTGAAATTGTTTTAATAACTTCATTTAAAGAACAACCAGCTGATAAGTTAACTAATTTAATACAAGTAGAAGTATCAGGTATTGTAACAACTGCAGTAGAACCAATATTAGGTAAATTAATAGGAGATGAAACTGATGCAGTATAAATTACACAATCGTTTGAATAGTAGACAGCATATGATGGACCAGCTAGTCCACCTTCTACAGTTAATGTAATTGTATAATTTATATTTGCCATACTATCCTATATTGTTTTTAACAATGTTTAATTTATTTTTCATCATTATGGTGCTAATGTTGTAGTGCTAGTCGTAGGTGCTAAAGTAGTAGTCGTTGTAGCTGGTGTACAATCGCCTGTATCAGTAAGTGTCCAAGTTGCGCCAGTTGTTACTGCACTCCCACTAACTATACACGCTGATGATAGATAAGTATAATTAGTATATTGTACAATACTTCCACCAACATCCTGATAAGTTATATAGTAAGTAGGGAGTTGACTCGGACCAAAGTTAACACCATAACTTCTAAAATTAGGTGTAAATGGTTCTGTTATAGTTGTAAGAGTACATCCTAAAGGATTATCAAATGATACAGTACCTTTAAGTGCCGCAAATTTTACACTATCAATTCCACTAAAAGTCCAAGAACGAGAATTACCATTATAATCAGTAAAAGATACAGTACGAGTTGTACCACCTGTTCTAGTTGCTTCATAAAATGTTACAGGTGTAGCAGTTGTTGTAGGAACTAAAGTAGTTGGTGTTAGGGTTGTTGGTGTATCAGTAGGAGTAACAGTTGGAGTAGCAGTTGGAGTAGCAGTTGGAGCTACAGTAGGAGTACCAGTTGTAGTACTAGTCGTAGGTGCTTCCGTTGGAGTCAATGTTGTAGTAGGTGCTTCCGTTGGAGTCAATGTAGTAGTAGGTACTAAAGTTGTTGGTACTAAAGTAGTAGGTACTAAAGTAGTAGTTGGTTCTAACGTAGTTGGAACTAATGTAGTCGGTGTTAAAGTAGTAGTTGGTACTAACGTAGTTGGTACTAAAGTTGTAGGTGTTATAGTTGGCGGAGGTGATGTAGTACTAGTCGTAGGTGCTTCCGTTGGAGTCAATGTTGTAGTTGGTACTAAAGTAGTTGGTACTAAAGTAGTAGTTGGTACTAAAGTAGTAGGTACTAACGTAGTTGGTACTAAAGTAGTTGTTGGTACTAAAGTAGTTGGTACTAAAGTTGTTGGTACTAAAGTAGTAGTAGGTGTTAAATTTTCTGCAAAACTAAAATCAAAATTACAATCAGCATTTGTTAATTGTAATGCATCTGCTAATATTGGACCTAACAATTGTAAATTACATTCACCATTTGTTAAGTTATAATCATTAATTGCACGAAGATGATAGTAGTTACCTCTCCACTCTACAATATCATTCAATTCCATTTTGAAATAATCAGCCAAAGGTATGATTGCTTCACAATTAAATAATCTTGTAACTGGATTGTATAATAAATCTATATATGTTTGCCAATAATCAGTATATAAAGAATCTGTTGGAACTTCACCATATGCTGCTCCTTCATTATTAAAAAGAAGTGATTTAGAATTTACTGTTGGAAAACTACCTGTTACTACATTGTAATTATCAAAGTATGGAAATGATGTTTGTGCTTTAGCTACACCTGCTTTTGTTAGTGAACCACTTTCAATATAATAAGTTTCACAATCAATCAAACCGTTATAATAAAATAAACGTGGTAATACCCTAGCAGGAGAATAGTCTGCTGCTGCTATATAAGTGGGTACTTTGATTGGTATTATTTGTGATGCCATAATTTATTTTATTTAACAGAAGTATCCACTTGAGAATCCAATTTGACCAGTAGTAGAACTTATTTCCCAAGCTTGCAATGATAAATCTAAGAAACTACTAAATCCGGTTATTGGTGTATTACCATATGGGTCAAAGTAAGCAATCAATCCTGTTGTTACTGTTCCATTAGAAGTATAGAATGGTAAAGTTGTAAATGAACTACAAGTTTCAGAACCTGCAGGTCTATTACTTATTCTTAAATATCCAACTTGATATTGTGTAATAGTTGGAGTTAATCCACCAACACTACCACTTAAACCTGTACCTGGTATTCTTAATAATGGACTAGAACCAAATGTTGTTTTAACATTAAATTCTCCTTGTGAGAAGAAGTTTGTTGTATCTACATAATATGATTTACCAAACTCTCTATTAGCTTCTTTTGAGAATTGTTGTGAAACATAATCATTATCCAATGTATCACCAAAATTAAGTCTATTTACTGCAAGATTGTTTGCAGGAGTTACTCCTATTGGTTTATCTAAATTTATGTATCTATTAAAATCCTTTACTTCACCTCTTTTGTACCAATCGTTAAATGTTTCGATTATAAATTCATTTGCTCTTATCTTATTTGGATAAATTATTAAATTGAATTTCTTTTGTAATCCTAATATAAAATCAATCTGTTTAATTCCATTTGTACCATACGGCATATTAGCAGGTATGTTCATAACTCTACCATCAGCTGCTTGGTTTACTTGTGTAATTTCTATATACGATTTAGTTGTTACATCAGGGTCTAAAGTTACTTTTGGTTGTTCAGTTGGTGATGCAAAATTAGGTCTTTGTTTTACTTGAAAGTAATAATTACCTACAGGTATAGTATCTAATTTGAATTGTGTTTGTAATTCGTATGTTGTATTGATACCACCTGTTCTACTTTGTTGTAATTGGTCAAAGAAAACAATATAAGATTGTATTGCTCTTAATGAGTATGGAGTAGAACTACCAGTTTCAATCATTTGTATCTGCCATGTACCATTTGCACTAAATGTGCCTGGCATATTATTTACCGAACAACTTACATTTACATTTAAGTTTAAAACACCTTGTAAGTTAGTTTCTTTTTCTACTCTATATGCACCGTTATTATAAAACCCTTGTGGGTCTGATAAAACATTATTCCAAGGTAAGGTAACAAAGGTATCAGATGGTAATAATATATTAGTACTACCAGAGACAGCACCTACTTTTATTTTACCATATCCTTCCAAATCAACACCACTAAATTCAGGATATTTAAGTGCATAATTACAATTCATATATACATCATCCAATACGCCTGAACTTATAAATGATGATGTGTATGTATATCCTGCACCTTCAAAGATTGCATCTAATACTGCTTTAGCTCTTATTGCAGGTTTAAAGTTTTGTACACTTAGAGCACCATTAGTAGTGTTTATTCCAAATGTTTGTAAACTACCTTGTGTATATTCATATCCACTACCATAATCTGCGAGGGGATAGACTATATCACCATTAAATAAATTACCAGTCCAACTTGATGTAATAGCTTGATAAGATGCAGTGTGATTATATTTTGAAAGTGTAGATAAATCAGTTAAGTAATTTCTATTGATATCTCTTGCGAATGATGATAAACCACCAAAGATAGTTATCTCATAACTCTCAATAAATTTATTACCAAGAACATTTACTTTATTTAATTGTAAGTATCCATTAGATAAATAGATACCATCGAAATCTAAATAGCAAGGAACTTTAGTGTTCGTTGCAAATAGGTATGGGTTAATAACTGATATATCGTACACATGCTCAAAGAAAGCATTGTTTACTTTTGTACCAGGTACTGTTATTTGACGAGTAAAGTCGGATGGTAACACACCAATATCAAATAGACCTGTTACGTTATCAGATACTAATATATCTTCATCTGTAAACAAATCTAATTCAGTTCCGTTTGCTACTAGCTTATAGCTAAATCCTTGTGTACTCGTAACTCCCATTAGATAATTAATTTATAGTTTTGTCCCCAATTGAAATCAAATCCGTATTGTATTACCTTATCATTTACACCTGTTTTAAATATAATAGAATCGGTTAGTATAGTAACAGGTCTTAAATCGTTAGTATCTTCATTGTATATCCAATATGCTTCATCTGCTACTAATAATTCTTTAAATATGTTGTTGTAATCTTCACTAACCCAATCTGTTTGAACTGAAAGAGTTTGTGTTGAGTCTGAAACATAATTTAAAATGGAACTATCATAATTATTATAAGATAGAGTAGCTGCTTGCCATGTACCCAATTGTGGTTCGTAGGTTTTTCTTATAGTATTGAATCCTTGTCTGTTTACCATATTGAAATTAAACCAATCAAATTGTCCGTATCTATTTTTCCATTTGATACGAATATTAGGATACTTCTGCTCACAAACAATATTATAAGTAATAGCACTACCAATTGGAGTTCCACCATTATATGCTTGTGTTTTAAAATAAGTTAATCCAGATGTAGATAATGGGAATCCACTTTGAGATGGTCCTATTGGATATTGTGCAATTTGTCCTGTTGTTGCGGTTGTATTGCTTACCGTATAATCAGCACTTCCTAAATTAGATGTGTATACAACTTTGGTAGGTTGTGTTCCTCCACCTGTTGTACCTACATAAACACTAGCTACACCTTCATTAGTAATGAATGCAGATTGTGTTGCAGGTCCATCGGTCATTAAAGGCCAATGTGGAGTTTTATCATATATTGGTTGTCCGATTGGTTCTTGAAATATACCATACCCATCTAATGCTTTATATACTTGTGATTTAAGGTGTGAGCCTGTTACATATGTACTACCTGAAAGATATTGCCAATAGAAATCACCTGCAAAATAAACTACATTTGATTGATTAGCTTGTGCTAAATCAGTTAAGGTAGAATTTATAATTCTATTTAAATCAAAAATACCATTTAATGCGGTGTTTGGGTATTTAGCTAAAGTGTAATCACCAGTAGAGCCTGAATTAGTTAAAGCTCCTTGCCAATAATACAAATCGCATAAATATTGAAATCCACTTGATAAGACAGTAGCAGTTGTACTTTCGTTTATAGAAAATATAATTGGTGATTGTGCCAATGATGCAGTTGCAGGTGTTTGAACTATACTTAGAGCCATCTATTTTGTTTACTATTTTAACCACTAATTTTAAAAAAGTAAGTGATGGTTACTTACTTCTAACTGCTTCTCTTAAATCTAATGCAATTTGTTTACCTAATGCTTGTGTGTAATCTCTAATTAACTTTTTAACAGTAGGGTCTTCGTATGCCTTTTCAGCATAATCAAAATGTTGTGGATATCTACTCTTAATCTTTGCAGTTGTACCTCTACCACTTCCGTATGGTTTATTCCAATACTTACCATATCTAGCACCAGGAGGTGCAAAGTAAAACGTAATATCTGCCCCACCTTTATCATCAAATTTAACCATTCTATCGGGTGTATTATATGAACGTAATACGTTACGAAGATTACCCGTTTTACGTGGTGCTAAAGCAGATGCTACATTTCGTATCTGCTTTGCAACATTCTTTATTGGTAATTGTATTTTAGATATAGCCATTAACAAACATTATTAGGATATGAGCCAGATGGTAACAAATTAAATAAACAACGAGGTCTATCATTATGTGTTACTAAAGTAAATGTAGCTGCATGTCCTGCTAATCCATTGTTAAATCTATCCATAAATGGTTCACAAACTATATCTCCATCGATATCAAATGCAGCTACTGAATATTGTGTAAAAGAAGTAAGGTCATTGATAATCGCCAAAGTGTTAGCAAGTATATCAATTGTATCATTAACTCCATAAAACGGAATTATTTGTTCATTAGTAATAGGATTCGATTCATTATCTTTATTCTTAATCTTGTCAGCAACTATTAGTTGTATTTCATGACGAGTTGTAGAATTAGATACAGTACTACTTAATATATTGATATTACCTAATGGGTACATAGAAAACTCTCTATCATCAACCTCTTCCATATCACCGGTTGTTACCTTTGCAATAGAAGGATGATTAGTCATTATCGTTTCAAAGTAATCTAATGCATTGTAATACAATGTATAGTTTGCTCCTTGATTATATTGTAAGTAATTACTCATAGTTTATAATTGAATACCTCCGAAATATTGATTTGTTTGGTCTGGATAAATCTGTGTTTGATTTCCAACTGATTGTAAGTATTGAGGTATTTGATTTGAATAAGAAATCAAATAGTTTTGTAATCTCAATGAATAATAATCAGCATTAGTTCTTGCTTGAGCTTGAAGATAATCTATCTCTGATTTAGATGGAGCTACTCCTTGCTCACTTTGTTGCTTTACTGCACCATTAGATTTAAACTGAATAGATGAGAAAGGAATATACTCCACACAAGCATACCAAATCAAAGTTGGTTTAACGTGGTCTACCATCAAATCTAAATATGCTCCTACAAATGGAGTTTGTGTTTCTATTTGTAAACTCAAATAATCATATAATACAGTACCTAATAGATTCTTCAAATACTTTACCTGTGCGGTATACATAAATGGAAGTAATGCATCTGCATCAATTGCTCCCTGTAATGGAGTATTTTTAATTATATCGTTTCTTGTAATAAATAGTGCAGTTGCCATAATTATCTTTTATAATTTATTTGTATATTCTCTGTTAAAAAACGCTCCACTCAATCCATATTCAAATCTTTCGATTGGTTCATTTGGTACTATATCTTGTGGGTCAGCATCACCTGCTTCTTCAGTAGTTGCAGGATTTTCCATAGCATCGTTTGTATCATCTTCAACCTGGTCTATAGTTTGACCTGTTTCCTCTGCTTGTTGTGCTAATATAGTCAACGGAGTTAATTGTTCGAAGTATAATTGTGCATCTTCCCATCCACCATTTGTTAATGCATAATCTATTGTGTTTAAGATTACATTTTGGAATGGAGCAATTGTCATTGTTTGTAAAATAGAGAATGCAGTTTTCATCTCTTCTGATTGTGAAGAGAATCCGTTATTAGCAGTACGAATACCGAATAATAAAGGTGAAGTTACTCTGTGTGCTACAAGGATTCTATCTTGTGCATATTCTGCTACATAACTAAACTTCTCATGTAGATTATCAATTTGAATTATATCAATCGTTGGTTTAGTTAATGGGTCATCATTGAATGATAACATAAACTTACCTGCATTATTAGTACCTGTAAATTTAGCATATAATAAATCTTCTATTGTTTGTCTTTCTTCAGGAGCTGGAATACCACTATTCATATTCAACATTACCATTGGTAAGAAACCATTTAAGATATTGTTTGTATGTAAGTTACTTAATTCAGCTTCTACAATTGAATACTGTAATGCAGAAATCCAATCAGGTAAAGAATAGTAATATAGATTAGGAGTGTAGTTCTTAACATAAAGAATTTCCATTTTCTCATTCGATGTTTCAAATGCAGGAATTAGTTTCTTATCTCTAACCTTTCTTTGGTCATTCCAATCTACACAATAGTAGTAGTTCTGAATTTTTGGATTATCATATATCTTTTCAGCACGAAGTGTTTGTACGGGTATGTGATAGAACTTAATAATCCTTGTATGCTCATCGTTCCAATAGACTTGGAAGGCTGCATTACCAAACAATTTTAAATCGAATGCTGCCCTCTTAACATCCTCCTGCGGTAGTATCTTTTGTAGTGTTGTATCAAACTCTGGTCTCTTAGAATATACACCCTTACCAAAGATTAAATCTGCTATACCTTCTATACACGCTGCATTAGTTGTTGATTGATTATATGCAAGATTAACTGCATCAAAGAAATCATCGTGTCCATGCACACCAAATGGAATCCATCCATATCTTGTTCGTGTATCTTCGGTAATTACAGGTAAAGTATTATTACCACTCACATTGAAAACATTGAAATTTACTTCTTTCTTCATATTAGTTCATTATAATATATTCATTACTACTATCCGATGATATTGAGCCACTATTTAATGGGATTTGGTTAACGTATTCAGGCTTAGATACTGATTGTGAACCAAATACTTGAATACTACCATTCCATAATTCTGTTGTTCCGTTTGTTAACGTAGCTCTAAACTCTTGTCCTGCATATGCACCACTTATACTTGCAGTAAATGAACTCATGCTTTCACATTTGTTATAAGATGCAGATACAATTGTAGCAGTCGTATTCTTTTGTGTCAACATATCCTGTAATGACATTGTGAATGCATTAGATGTAGTTTGACTCGTTCTAAGTGTGTATCCGTTACTGCCAGATATAAAATAAGTAAGCATTATCTCGTAATAGTTTATGTTCTTCTATATTTAACATCTTAAAAAGTAAAAATAGTAGGTAAATAAAAAACCCCACTCACTAAGAGTAGGGTTTAGTATTTTTAAAATGCTATACTGATTAGCTATTAGTTCCGTATACAACGGTTGGGGCTCCAGAGCCTGATAATGCTGCGAATGGATTTGAGATTGTAGAACCACTAATGAATGCTGCCGGTAATTGTTCTTGTCCTGTGAACGTTACTGAATAACCGAAAAGGTCACCCATTGCTGCTCCTGTTTGAATCGTACCTGCAGTTACATCTGCACCTTCGTTTTCACCCACTAATAATGATTCTCCGTTCATTGTATGAATTACGATTTGAGGTCTACCATAAGCCATAAGCTTTAATTGTGTAGTCATTTCGTTAGTCAACTTCTTCAAATTAAGAACTAATTCTTGTGAGAAGAATGTTGTACCGTTTTCACGAGATGTATTTACTGTTTCAGTATATGCACTTGTTCCTTTAAGTTGGTAATAGTATACTGTACTTCCCGATGGGAATGCAGTTACTTCACCTGTTCCGTTTTTAGTGAAAGAACCTGTCGTATAGTTTAAGAAGTAAACGCCAGCCAAGCCACCGATACTATCTTTACAAACTTCGTTTCTTCCAGCTGATAAATTACAAGCCATATCTTTAAGTTTTTATTTGTTAATAATAGGGTGGAGATAACTCCCCACCCTTTATTTAATTGTTATTAGTAAGCTCCGTAGTAAACAATATCTTGTGCGATACCGAATTGTACACCTGCAGTATATCTCATAATTACTCTATAATTTTGAGAACCATCGATGTTAGCCATGTCTAATACTTTAACTTCATTGTAATCAGATAATAAACCTGTACCGAAGAATAAGTTAGATTTTTGAGCTGCTACAACTTTGTTTGCACTCATACCTGGACACAATACGATATCAATACCATTGAAGTTGTAAGGTTTTTCTCCTACTGTCAATTGGTTGTTGTATCCGTTTGCTCCTACTGCTCCACCACCTAATGCAGTTTGGTAAGCCTTAGCAACACCTGTACCTACATAAAGTAATAAATCTTCTTTACCATAAACAGTATCAGGGATAGAGTTTACGATATCGTTTAATTTAGCGATTACGTTAGCTGATGTGATAGAGCCAGAGATTGGTTGTCCACCGATTAATGTAGAGCCAGAGTATGCAGGGATAACACCACTTGATACTGTGATTGCTCCTGATACTACAGTTGTAGCTCCTGCAATTGATGCAGAGAATAAAGATTCGAATCCTAAGAATGAACCATTTGTGTTACTTCCTCTCCAAATTGCTATTTCAGTTGCTTCTGCAACTTTACCACCTGTGTAAGAAATTAAGTAGTCATTAAAATTTGCTGGTATGGTGTCAAATGCACTATATCCTAATTGTAATGCGTTCCATGAATCAACAAACTCTTGCTTACATAATTGTAAGTTAACTTGTAATTCTTTTGGAGTTAATACTTGCTCAGATAATACAACACTACCTGATGTTACGAAATCACAAGAAGCATCTTGTACGATTCCACTCACGTCTAATTTTTGGATAACTTCTTTGAACTTCACATTTGGGTGAATCTCAATGTATTTGTTATCCAATGTTTTTGCCGATAACAACGCAGCTGCGATGTATTGACCTGCAAACTCACCAGCGTAAGACGATGGGTTAGGGTTTGAGTAGGTTGGCAATTGAAAATTTTGATTTTTTTTCATTGTTTTAATTTAAAGATTTTTAATAATTTATTTATATAATTTAGATAAGAAAGATGATTGTGTATTCATTGTTTTCTTACCGTAATTTTTTCTGTTTAATTCTACTGCTGCAGACATCTTTGTTTCAAGAGGTGCTCCATTTAATTTAGGAAGTTCTTCCATTTCGATATCATCTTCTTCTGTTGTATCAGCTTCCTTATCTACTACTTCTTCTTCCATCTTCATCTTACCCATTTCTTCCATCTTCTTCTCCATCTCTTCGATACGATAAGCTAATTTAGAAACCATATCTTTTAATTCGATTTCGATAGATGGTTTTTCTTCATCTTCAATATCAGCTGGCATTCCATCACCTGTTGAAGGTAAAGGACCTACTTCTAAAGTTTCTTCTGCCATTTGAATGTCTTCAACTGCTTCAGCACCATCTGCTTGTGGTATTTCTTCTGTTTTAACGGTTTCAGCATCTGCATCAGCTAATTCAACGTTCATTCTTTCTTCAATCTTACCATCTTTAGTGATAACTTTGATTAAGTTTTCGTTTCCTGCTTCATCTTTCAATGCTAATTCATGCTCACCATCAGGAGCAGGAGTTTTAGTACCATCTTCTGATACTACGAACAAATCTTCACCTACATCGAAAGTAGGGGATTCTACAATTGTTCCATCTTTTAATCTAGCATAAGTTAATCGTACTTCATCTTTGTTTAAAAGTGTGATTATCTTATTTAGGACTTGTTTTGCGTTCATAATAAATCTATTGTTTAGTTATTTAACATATGTTATTTAAAAAGTTGTAATTTTTTTTATTTAAATGATACAAAGTATCTATTATATTTTTATGGTATTGGGTTTCCTGATAAATAAAATTCATTATTTTGTGTAATTTCTGTATCTGTTAAATCTCTATTATAATATGTTATATATTTGATTGAGCCACTTAACACATTAAAAGTAATAGGTCCAAATGGTGAATTATAAGTAAATTCAGGACCACCAAAGTATTGTAATGAAGATGTAGTAATTAAAGTACCGTTACCATTAAAAGACCTACCTTGAAATGGATTATATCCTGTACCACTACCAGATAAAAGATTAGTATCTAATGAAAGGGTTACTTCAGATAAAATTGGATAAATTGCATTTGAACTTTGTCTACCAATAGAAGTCCATTGATGTGGTATTGTTAATGATGCAGTAATAGGTGCATCTTTAGTAGTTACTAATGAATTATATGCGATTAAATCTGGCGTAGTACTTCCTGATGTTTGTACTGCAAAAGACCATGGTGGTACTCCGGATGTCCCATTATAAGCGATAAATTGTCCATATTGTGTAACTGTATCTATATCATTAATTACACCATAAGTATCAACAGTCCATTTCCAACTATTGTACATTGCATTTGCATTAATATCAAATGATATATAAGATGATGTTCCATCAAATTGTAAATTAGAATTTGAAACAGTTAATGAGCCTGAATATGTTGCATCATAATTATTTACAGAACGGTCTGTTAAAGTACCATCACCATTAAATGAAGTCCAATCAAAAGCAAATACTAAACCATCTCTAACTATATCAATTGGAGGAAACTTAAATTCCAAACTAACATTGGTTAAACCTAAATACTCCTCACTCATCAATTTGTTTCCTAAATATAATGCCATATTAATTGTTTATGAGTTGTTGATTATAAACCATCCTACGGTATCAGTATCTCCGTTATGGTTAGAGGTAATTGTGAAACTACCTGCACTCTTAGCACTTACTGCAACATATCCATTAGGGTGAGCCAATGTTTGTTTGCTTACCATTATAATAGTATTTGCAGTTACCAATGAGTTTGATACTGTTACTGTACCTGGGTTTCCACCATCTAATACTGCAGTTCCTGCTTGTTGATTACTGCCCGTTGGTAATTGTAATTGGAATGTAGATGCTACTTTAACACTACCTGTGAATGAGCTTGAACCACTTACATTTAATGTACCTTCTATGAATGTATTAGAACCTGAATCAATTAAGAAACCTGTTTTTGGTGTAGTTGTTGTTCCTGTTCCTATTGCAAATACTGTTTCACCAGTTCCTGCTTTATTACCATCTTGTGCGTTATGTCTACCAAAGAATGCAGAACCATAAGTATTATTTCTACTAACCGCTGCTGGTTGTAAGGCAGCCGAACCCGTTACAACTAAATTATGTCCAATGATTACAGTTGCAACAATATTGGAATTATCACCATTTAGATGCATCGATGCAGTATTAAATGTTCCTGCTAAAACGTTTGAATTATATTGTCTTCCAACTGTACCTGTTGTATTAGAGCCGGATGCATATATCAATATACTATTACCAAATATTGCATTACCTGCTCCTATTGTAAGTGAATTACCATTACCTGATGATGCTGATGCATTGTAGTAACTATTATTTATAGTTAATCCTCCATTTTGTATTGAAGCATTTGCTATTGTAATAGATGAACTATCAGCATTTACTCCAATCGTCCCACCAAGGTTACTAGAATTTATTCCCATTGCACCAAAAGTAAATGCCGTTTTATATGCAGTTACATTTAGAGTTCCATTTATGAGATTATTTTGCATTGTAGTCCCATTTATTGCTCTTTCATAATTTGTAGCAGCAGCAGTTCCTAAATTGATTCCTCCACCCACTATTACGTTATTTTGTATTGTCCAAGCAGAAGAACTAACAGGTCCTCTTACAGTAATGGCAGCTTGAGTTGCAGTTCCAAAATAGTTACTAGTTACAGTTGGAGAAAATGCCATTGAAGAAGATAACTGCGGTAAAGCAGTTGTTGCTAATCCTATATTACTATTTGAAATGTATTTTCTAAATCCTGCCGTTGGTTCAGTTTGGTTTGTAAATATATTACCACTACCTGATATAATTAAAGAACCACTTTGTGTATTAGAACTTTTGAATATTAAATTTACAAATGTAGAAGCAGATGCAGTTATATTTGATAATCCAGCAGAGCCAGATGTTGAACCCTTTGATACGAATATTATCGAACCACTATATGGTGATAATGTAGATGCGTTACCACTTCCATCTTGGAATGTTTCATCTCCTATGAATACGTTAGAGCCAGTAGTTGCAAACGAACCTGTATTTATTGTACTTCCACTAACATCAGGTATCACTACACCAAATGTAGATGAATCACCTTTTGTGAATGTTAAAGTGTTTCCACTAAATGATGCAGTTACTAATGAACTAGCCGTTACAGATGATGAAACAAAACCTAAATTGGTTATTTGTTGTGAGCCTGATATTGTTCCTGCTGGCACAGAGCCTCCACCTCCAAATGAAGAGGTTGCTACTGTTACAGTTCTACCACTTGCATTACCAACCCATACATATCCTTGTTCTAATGAAGCACTTAAACTACCACTAATATCTAAACTACCACTAGCAACAATTTTTTCATCACCTCTTATAACTACTAGCTTTTGATTTGCGTTAGTATTTACTAATACATAGGTTTCATCATTACCTAAAAATAATTCACCACCACTTGCAGTAATATGTGTATCAGCTGGAGAGGTATTGTATATTTCTAAATACCTAAAATCATTAGCATTAGGTTGTAAAAATAGACTTTGTGAACCTATGATTTTGCCAGTTATAGTTAATGTACCATCAATTGCTTGATTACCAATAAATTGATTACTACCTGTTGTTGCAAAGATACCATAATTTACAATCTGTGCAGATGAACTAACAGTTCCTGCTGGTATTGTAGAACCACTAACGTCAGGTATTACTACACCAAATGTAGTTCCGTTACCTTTTGTAAAAGTTAAAGTGTTTCCTGCAAAAGATGCAGTAGTTAAACCTAAACTTGCTGAAGTAAATAAAGATGATGTAGCTGAATTTATATTAGTGATAGATGTGTTTACACTAGCACTATTTGCTTCCAAAGAAGTTACTCTTTGGTCATTCGATTGCGTATATGCGTTGAATGAAGAAGTTGTTACAAAACTACCTGTATTGATTGTACTACCACTAACATCGGGTATTACTACACCGAATGTGGTTGAATCTCCCTTTGTGAATGTAAGAGTATTACCACTAAATGATGCAGTTATTAAAGATGATGCAGTTACAGATGATGAAACAAAACCTAATGAAGTTATTTGTGCAGATGAACTAATTGTTCCTGCTGGCACAGAACTTCCAATACTACCAGATATGAGGTACAATGTATTTGGATTAGTTAAACTACCACTAACTAATGCTGCATAAGAAGCAGAACTTAGAGTTACTATTTGTTGAACTGCTTCTACATCAGTATATACATCAGTTAGGTTAGTAATTAAACTACCACTAAATGAAGAACTTAATATAGATGGTGCACTGCCTGTAAATGATACTGCTCCACTAAATGAGTTTGTACCAAAGAATGCATTACTACCTGTTGTTGCAAATATATTATAGTTTAGAATCTGTGCAGATGATGAAACTGTTCCTGATGGTATAGGTGTTCCAAATGAAGATGTTGCTACTAATGCAGTTCTATTACTACCATTACCAACGTATGTAAATCCTTCTGCTAAACTTGCAGTGAATGTACCATTGGTTATGTTTAATGATGAACTTACAATTCTTACCCCACCATTCAATGCTGCCAAATCTATATTACCTGCAATTTGATTTATGATTTCTAAATTGTTAAATCCAGCAGTTGGGTCAGTCCAATATATTCCGTTAGTAAATAACTTACTAGCTCTATCAATTATTTGATTGCCTGTAAATGTATTACTACCTGTTGTAGCAAATGTTCCGTTTAATTGAGATTGTGATTGAGTGAATGAGTTTAAAGAGTTTACAGATGTAAACAAACTTGCAGTTGCAGAGTTTACATTTGTAATCGATATGTTTACACTTGCACTATTAGTTTCTAATGAACTAACTCTTTGATTATTAGATGCAGTATATGCATTGAATGATGAAGTAGTTACAAATCCAGTAACATCCGCAGAACTTGTTAATACGGGTGTACCGTTTACAGTCAAACTACCTTGTACCTTTACACTACCCGAAAGAGTTTGTATATCACTTAACTCATCACCAAATTGGTTAGAGCCTGATGAGTAAATTACAGATGAAGTTTCAGTTTGTACATATAGTACACTTGCTGAGATAACACCACTAACATTTAAGTTGCCTGTTATTGTTTGATTACCTACGAATGAATTACTACCAGTCGTTGCGTAAGAGCCTGTTAGTTGTATCGCATCTATTATATCAGTATTAAATTCTCTTAACAATTCCGGAGTAATTAACTGCGTATTATTATCAGGAAAGTTAGTCTGATTTACTACTTCTAATTGTTGTTTATTTAATGGCATATTCTATTTTAATTTAAAGGAGAACCAATATTGAAACCATCGTTGAATCCATCACTAAATGAACCAATGTCAATCGGAGTGCCTTGTATTACACCTATACCTTGCTCCATAAGAGCACCATTACAACACTTAACATCGTAAGTATCCGAATGTAAGCACAAACAAGCTCTTCTACTATTTTTAGGAGAACTTAATCCACGCGTTGGTCCGATAAAATAGCCAGAGTTATTCTCTCTATTAACCGAATACCTTAACGCTCCATTTCTACTATTTGACCAAGGCATAATCTAAATTCTTTATAGATTTAACAACGTTAATCATAAAAATCGTTGAACGATTTAACTTAACCAATAGATTTCATTGCTTCCTTATGTATCATCGATTCTAATTGGTTTCTATCTGCCTTATAAGCTAAATACAATAAACACTTTTCTAACGGTTCTTTTACTACTTCATCTATCTCTTTAAGTTTGCCATCGGCCAATTCAATGATTGTTGCATAAGCTCTCCACTTCTTGCTAAAATTGACCTCATGTTGGCTGGTAGTTCCTCCTCCTTCAAAGACTTCAGGATACCGTTCAGCAAGTCCATTTGCAAACGAACAAAAAAAAACAGCGAGCCCCAATGTACTTGCATATCTACATCTAACCATTTGGTTTCATCTATATTACCATCGTAGGTTTGGATATCATATCTCTCTTTTTGTTTCTTTGTTACAGGTCTGTATAAGATACTCATTACCTTTGCCCAATTCTTATCTATTGCTATAGTATCATGCTTTGTTATATCTGCGTAAGCACCATAACTCATTTTAGATAAGTTAGGTTCAAATCCATATTCTATCCCATCTATTGTTACGAACTGTTGTAGTTCAATATTTTCAGGTGATTGGAATTCGTTTAACTTACTTCTTACTTTATTGTATGAATCAGCTGATAACTTACTTAAATACTCTGCATCTAATCCACATAGGTGATACAACGTTAAAGCAGTTTGTGCTTCTTCATCATCTCTATACGATTCTAAATCTGCTTGCAATGCAAGGTATTGTTTAAGAGTTACATCTTTCCAACTTGTGGGTATCTCTAAGGTTATTGTTTTTCTCATATGATGTATTTTTTTAATACTAATTTTAACTGTTTTGTTTTAGCTATTTCGTTTTTAAGCATTGCATCCATAGCAATTACTTTAGCTCTTAAATCTTCATTCTCTTTTCTCATTGATTGAGCAAATAGAATTAACTCTTTTATTTCTTCTTCTGTCCAAGTTTGCATATTATCTTATTGATATTGAATATTGTCCTGCGTTTATCTTCTTTGCATTTAAACACTCCATAACACCATATCTCATAGCATCCATCAAGTGATTGTTTGCATCCACAGGAACGTTAGTTAATCCTCCGTTACCATCATCTACCCACTCATACGAATAAAGTTCTTCTATGAGGTTGGCATTATCTTTAGGAACAATTATTTTCCATCTTTTAACCATATCAATTCCCCATTGAATGCTATCCTTACCTTTCTTTACTCCTCTTGTTAATTGGAATCCACTACGTTTTATCTCGTCTATTAGTCTTGGTTCTGAACTATCTACTATTATAATATCTCTTTCATTTACATTACCTCTCATCATTTCTATTATTTCAGATGTGATTAATCCTCTTTTATATATGTGTTCATTTACAATCAATTTATCTCCACTCTTCCAAATACCAACTAAAGCAGTTGGGTCAGAAACGTAACCTATATCCATAGCAAAACAAACAAACTCTGCAGTATCAAAATCAAATTCATCTACTACTTCAAACTCATATATCTGTTTTTCATTCACAGCAAACTGTCCTAAACCATAGGTTTGCCAAAATCGTGGATTGGAATCTCTATACTTTTCAATGAAACGAATTTGTTCCATTGGTAACCATGGATTATCTTTGTATGTAGTTATGAATGTCTCTGAATCATTATCTACTGATACTTCTTTTAATATCCAATGCTTTTGAGAAAATGATGGGTTATAACTTAATATAATTGTGCCTGTTGTTCTGATTGCTAATTGTAGGTACTGGTCATATGATAGTTCATTTGCCTCATCTAACCAAAGTATATTTCTACGAAGGCCTTTCAGTTTTTCTGCAATATCAGTTGAGAAGAATTCTATTTGTGAACCATTATCAAATGTATAAACTTTTTCTGTTGCCATCCAACATTCATCATCCCATAACTCTAATGATTGCATTATATCTTTAAAATCTCTTAATGCTGATGTTCTTAAAGCAGGGAATGTCTTTCTTACTATGGATATAAGCAATTTAGTATCCAATGCCTTTACTATTAGATATTGTATTATAGCAAATGATTTACCTGAACGTGCTGAACCCTGATGTAGTTGAATACGTTTAGTTGCATTCCAAGCATTCTCAAACGTTTTAGTTGACTCTATTTTCAGTGTCCTCGCCATTCTTTGGTTCTTCGTTTCTTTTTATTTCTATAACTAATTTGCTTACCTTATGCTCTAGCTTTCCATCTATATCTAATTTAGACATCTTAGGTAGAACATACTCAACCATCTTCATATAAATTTCTGCTGCTCTTGCTGGTGATTCTTTTCGTATCTGTGTTAAATCAGATTCTAACTTATCCAACTGATTCCCTACTACACGTGTAATAATCTCTTTTATTTCGGAAGTTGTTTTATTGGGTGTTCCTTTTGCTCTTCCCTTTGGATTACCGCTAGTTCCTTTTTGAAATCCCTTTGCCATAATTGTTTTTAATTGTTCTTTTCAATATAACATAGTGTATTCACTTTGTAGTTAAAGGTATACCCACCAGCTCTTTTAACTTTACCTTTACAACATTTAATAATAGATGACTGGTCTACATTGGTTTGTCTAGACGCTTCTCTGCCTGATTTGAATTCGTTTACCACATTACCATTATAATCTCTTTGTTCTACTACTATTGAGTTTGATTCTACACCCTTTATTCTCCACTTAACTTCATGTCCATTTTCTCTATTTATTTTAGCAATTGCTTTTCCACCCAATGATTGTATTTTTTTCAGATGACCTGATTGTATAGCCCATTCTCCTCCTTTTTGTCCTCCCTTTAATCTACCCTTTTTAGTTGCTATCATTAAAGTTTTCCAATATGGAGTAGTATCTACTTTATACCCATACTGTTTTTGTAATTGCATTTCTCTATCTGATGCAATGTATATATCTGTATGTTGTTCCAAAATAGAATAATTTGGATAACCCTGCTTCTTTGGACGTATGGTTGGATTCATTGTACAACCTATCTTCTTTCCTTCTATGTGATAAATGTAATACATAATTTTATTTATTATTGTTTTAGTAGAGCCCACTTCTGTTCATCTATATCATATGCAATCAACTGAACATTATCTTTTTTAACTATCGTCAGTACTAAAATACCAAAAGGAGTTAAATCATCTAAATATATTTCATCGAATGAAGTAAACTCATCCCAATCTATTTCTATTGCTGCTATCATTAATCGAACCACGATTTGTTTTGCTTTGTACTTCTTGTATCTTCATAACTATTTTGTTTTTGTGGTATTCTATCTATTTCTTTTCTTGATTCCTGGTCTCTACGGTCGAAAACCCATATCAATAATTCTTTTTCGTTCTCTTCTAAATAATCTAACCTTTCTTTAAAGTAAGTTTGCCATTCTTCTCTACTTTGCATCTTATCTAATGTTTGTCTGAGTTGAGTAAATCTTCTTAACTTCATACCTTCACCATATGGATACAAATCTTTATACCTTTCTTCTTCAGGTATTTCCGCTACCTTTCTTCTAGCATATGCTCTTTGGTATGCCGTTTTACATTTACCACATACGTTAGATGCTTTATCTGTTGGTTTTAATACAAACTCTGTTCCACATTTGTAGCATGTTCTATCTAGTTTCATTGATGAATGGATTGTCTATAACTAATTTTAAGTGTTTTCTTATTTTCTTGATTGCAATGAACGTAGTCGATTTTGATATACCTATTTTATCTGCTACCTCTTGTAATGTATCATCTGAGTTCCAATACATTTCATATATCATAGCAGGTGCAAAATGTTTTGTTTTCTTTAATCTTTCTATTTCACTCATCACTTCATTGTATGCTTTAGTAATACCTAAATCTTTATCTAAATCATATTCTTCTAAAGGGTCATCATGGTAGATATCTTCCTGATATTTTATCCTATTGAGTTTCTTTGTTTTGTTTATCCATCTATGTCTGAGAAATGCCATACAATACATAAGATTGTAAGAGTTATCATAGAACAATTTTGGGTTCTGCTTCTTGTGCAAATACTCGTAGAGTTCCATTGTTAAGTCCTCACTCTCTAGTGTACTTTTACAAATGTTAAATGATACTTGCAGTAACCATATATGAGATTGTTTATAAAGATTTTCTAATCTTTTTGTACATTCTACTAATACACTTCCACTTAAATCATTATCCATTTATCTTAGTTTCGGTTTGTGAAATAAAATTACGAACTGTTTCAGCTGCTCTTTTCCAATTTGCTGCTGCACTACCACAACTACAAGGTTGAGGTTCGTTTGTGTTTAATATCTTATTATGATTACTCCATAACCAACCCATTCTATCGTTTGGTATGTGAGTGGTTATATCTTTCATAATAGATTTTAACTCTCTATATTCATCTTCTGTATATGGAAGATAGTTAGTTATAAAATCTGGCATTGTTGTTGTGTGGGTTTCCATTACTTTACTTTTTTTAACTTCGGTAGTACCATTTCTTTTTCCACTGGTTGAACGTTCTGTCCCAAAGGTATAATAGGATTCTCTAATGCTAAAAATCGTTGAACCTGGTTGAAGTGTGGGTGGTGTGGTGAGAATTGAAATCCGATTGATGCGAGGATTAAAATTAAATCATTTACTGATTCTATTTTACTGAAATCTACTAAGTACAATGCGTTTGGATTTATCTGTGGTGTTGAACCATCTATTGTTCCTTTTTCTACTTTAAATTGTGTGTTCATTTTGTGTTTGTTTAATTATAATTTTATTTGGTTACATTCACCATCGTATTGTGGATTTGTTAAACGATTTAACCATTGCTTTCTTTCACAACAACCACAACTATTCTTTCCGAATAATCTTGCTATCCATAATGCAATATGTTCTCCATATCCTAATGTGAAAATTTCTATTAATACTTCTAAGTAATCTCCTAATTTAATTCTTTTCATTTCTTCTTTATGTGTTTTCTGATTAAGATACTAACCAATGAACCGATTTTAAAACCATTTTCATTACAATAATCTTTTACTAATTCATGAATGTCAGATGTTACCTGAATCATTGCGTACTTCTTTTCTTGTTTCATAACTATCTTTGTTTATAATAAAATGGGTGATTTGGATTAGCTGAACCGTATAGAACACCTGATGCTATACCTGCTGCCATATTTTGTATTTGTGTTACTAATTCTAAATTATCAATGTGATTGTTTGTTTTGCAATTATCTATATGATTTATTTGTAGACCTTTAGGTATCAATTTACCTGTCATACATTCGTAAATAAATCTATGTGATAGATACATACGTTTCTTACCTGATATCATAGGTCCGAATTGGTAGTATCCTCTTTGGTGATTTGCTTGTTTTATACGAAGGTCATCACCATATTTCTTAATTGAATAGATTTCACCATCAGCAGTTGCATAATAGTTTCTATATAGTGGATGTAAGTTTTGTTGTTGTGATTGAGTTGCCATTGTTTATAGTTTTATTTATACTAATATATATTAAAAGAAAATTCATTAATGTCTTTTTAAGTAAAAATAATTCATTTATTTTTTAGATACAAAAAACCCTGCCTCCAAAGGAAGCAGGATTTATACAAACTTATGAGTAATCAATTAATTTTCTAAAATGTTGAACCGATGTTATCCATTTGTTTCTGTAACCAATGGAATCTATGTAGAACTACTGCCTCCTTATCTTCTAAATGCTTTTTAACATCACCTTCAAATTCAAAAGTGCTTTCTAATGCACGTCTTGTGCTTTGTAAATGTAAAAACTCATTTTGAGTTACATCTCTTGATTGCTTCAACCATTCTACTAACTGTGCATCTAATTGTAAATTGTTCATAACTGTGTGTGTTTAAGGTTTAACTTTTATTGAATGTTTATGTTGATAACCGAATCAACAATACAAATATACGAAATTATCGTGATATATCCTAATGTTTTCTAAAATATTTTTTATTCAAAGTTACACCATATTTTTGAACCTTCTGATACAGGACCAAAACCTAATTTATCATACCAATTTTTTAATATTGTTACTAAATCTTTTTCTGTTTTAGAACTAAAATGTCCTGCGGGATATGGTATTAAATAAATGGGAACATTAATATCTTCACTAATATCATATAATGCATTCATAACAAACGTACCAATGCCTTTATTTCTTTCTGATTCTTTAACATCAATATGGATTAACATAACCCCATCATTATATGGTACAAATGCTAACTCATAATCTCCAAAATTACAATCTACTAATTCTTCTGTTGCGTTCAATCTAATCGCAGGTGCTCCTGGTGTATCTATTTCATAACCATAATCAACAATCTCATCAAAACTGCCACCCATTTCAGTTTTTGTATTTGGAGTAAATCTATTAAAAAACTCTTTTTTAAATTTATTAAATTCATTTGTAACTTTCATTGAAGGAATTGTTACTGATTTAGAATCATTGAATAAACCAAGATATACTTTTGAAATTGCTTTATTAGTTAAAAATACGTTATCCCAATGATTACGTTTAACTTCACTATAAATTTTTGTTGAACCTAATAAGTGTGGTAATATATAACCAACTAAATTAGCGTATTGATTTTTTGATTTTAGATTTATCATTTGTTTTAAAGTTTAAAGTTTTAAAGTAGCTCACACCGAACTACAAAGTAAATATACGAAATTATCGTGATATATCCTAATGTTTTCTAAAATATTTTTTATTTATTTACTTATTGTATTATATCCGTAGTATATTATTACTTTCTTTTTTTTACCAGGAGTTCTTTTCTTTTTCTGAAACCTTGTTGATATTGCCATACCTTTATCTATATCTTCTTTTGTAATAAATCCTTTCTGATATGCGAGTTCTAATGCTTCTCTTCTAGCATCTTTTATTGATTGTATAGATGCTTTCTTTCCTTTTGTAGTATATTCAGATAATGATTTATCTTTTATTATTCTTTTCCTCATTTTAATATTTCATATTTGTAAATGCTTCTTTCTGAACTCTACTCTTTTCCATATTGTCTAAAATGAATTGTAATTGCAAACTTTTCTTTATTATTCTGTGTAGAGTTCTAAGCATCTCTTCAAATTTATCTAATGGTAAAGAAATCTTTTTACTGATTTCATACTTCTCAACTAAATCATAAAAGTTGTATGCAAACTGACTTATCTCATACAAATCATGTGATGAGTTAAACTGATGAAATCCCATATCTTGTAGGTTTCTTTTGAAATAACTTAAATTATCATTGATGAACTTTAATTCATCTTCTGATATATCACTAACTGCAATCATAGACGTAACTAACTCATTTACGTCTTTACTTAAATGTTTTCTTCTTGTGTATTCTGAATGTATCATAACTATATTATTTAATTTAACTTATAATAACCTCTCTTTGAGGAGAGGTTATTTACTACTGTAACCAAAATCAGCAAACACTTTATCAAATTCTGTTTGTTCTTCTTCTTCTGTTTTTACTTGTGCATATGCTTGTGCATATGCTTGTGGTTCTGCTTGTTCTTGTTCTTGTTGTTTTGTGGTGTACACACTCTGTACACACTCTGTATCCATAGTGTGAATACTCTCTAAATACTCTATTAATGGAGTGTATGCACCACCTACCATCTTTCCATTTGTTCCTTTAGTTGCTTGAGGAACTGATTTTAATAACTGAATATAATCATCTTTATATAGAGCTCTAACTAAATCCTTATCTTTTACTTCATATAAATCAGTTTCAATACACTTTAATACACTATGTGATATTGATAAGTTATGTTTAACCCAATTTACAATTGCAATCTCATTAGTTTTTTCAGAATATAATATCTTACCTTTATTTACAAAGTCAGTAATTAATTCACTAATTTTTTCAATTCTAAAACCTGTTTCAAACTCCATATACTTTTTAGTAATTTCATAAATGCCAGATTGTTTTGTTTTAGTATTAGTAATCAAATAAAGATAAAACAATTTTTGTTCCTGTGTTAAATCTTCAACAAATGGGTCAGTCCAAAATGTTGTGTGTAGTTTTCTGTATGTTGCCATAATCTTAAATTAAGAAACCCTTTGAAAAAGAAGTAGGATTTCTTTCTCTCAGGGTTTCAGTTTTGGAATTATCTTCCTTTATCTTATATGCAATATCCTACATTGCACTATTTTACTGAATTGGTTTTACAAATATACGAAAACTATTTTAAAATTCCAAATGATTTATAAAATATATTTCTGTAATTCATATACACATATATATCGAGACAAAATCTGTTAATGCCTTTTTATGTAAAATATTTTTTATTTTTATTAAATTTAGAATGATTCTAAATAACAAAAAACCGCTGAACTATACAAGTCCAACGGTTTTCACAACACACACATACTATTGAAATGGCACTCCCAATATTATCTTTACTTTATCTTATTCTGCAACAGGTATACAATTCGGCACTTCTCTACCTCCATCATCCTTCATACCATATTGCTCATATCCAGATTGACAAGGGTCTTCACCCTCTTCAGCCATTAAATTGATTCCTCTAAACTTAGTATTATAGGCAACACTTGCCATTACTTTAGAAGTAGTATCTTTTATCTTACTCATTTTATCCTTATCGTAATAAGAAATACAAATGGCAGTAGCTTGTTCTACTTCTTTACCTGCTTCTACCTCAATTGGTATACAGTAGTTTAAATATTCATCTCTGCTTTCTCCTGCTTTGGGTGGGTCTAGTGGCATTAGTTATCTACTTTATATGTTTTATTATTAAATCTTATTTTGTATACTGTGTTAAAATCAATTGTTCTCCAACTACCATCAACACCTAAACATTGTATATTGTACATATCCATTCTTGCTTTAGCTGCACTACCACCTGCACTACCACCAACATATGCACCTCTATCCCAATACATATCGTAGTATCTTTTTAAACCAACTTCAGTTATCCAACCTACTCTAACAGGATTAGAAGAAGTTGCTTGATTCTTTAGTATATCTTCAAATTCAGAAAAACTAATTTCTTCTGAAATAAAGTTTACTAATTTCTTATGTACAGAATTACTTGTCATCTTCTTTCTTTTTAGCTATTTCACCAGGATATGATGAGTTAGGAATTGATGGTTGTGCTTCTAAATCAGTACCATCTATTTCTTTCAATTTGTTTATTGCCCATTCAACACCTGATGTTCCACCCCAACTATCCCACATCAATCCACCACATCCTTCTGAGTAGGGCACATCTTTGTTCTGCTGATGTCTTTTGAATGAAGCCATCCTTGCTATCGTATCTCTACTTATCGGTTCTCTATTGGCAAGTTGGTTAGCTCTTTGCTTACCTGTTGCCTCACCACAATCTCCCCAACCATTTTTATCAGCCCATTCTAATGCTCTCTTTGCATTGTTGGTAGCTGATTGTGGGTAATCTGTATAAGATTCCAATTCTACCTCATTCTTTTCTAATATAAGGGATTTAATTTGTGAAAGTAATACTTCCACCTCATTTTCAGTTAACTCCTCTATATTCTTATCTAAACTTAATTTAACATTACTTCTCTTATGTTCGAATAATCCTTCTATTGAGAATCCTCTGAATGTACCATCCTTAACTTTATCCCAAATGTTTCTATCATCTACTTTGTATACTCCAAACCATGTACCTCGTGGTAATGTGAATCCATAAAGATTTGATTTATCTTTTGCAGATTGTTCTATAATCCAACTTTCAGTAAGATAAACTCCTGATGTTTTATTACCATGTTCTAATGTTACTGCATCACCATATTTGTTTTTCATAAACTTTCTGGCAACCATCTCTATTGTTTCAGGTGTAAAGAATACTGAATATCTTTTACCTTCACCATCTATACGAAGTATCTTTTTATTAGGAACTAATATAGGTCCTGCAACTAATTGCTTCTCATCCGATACAGATTGAAACGCAACTTCTTTGTTTAACCAAACAAAATCTCGTTCGATTGCAGGTGATTCTACTAATGAATTAGCAAATACACCATCCTCATCGTCTTGTAATATTAGTTCGTATAATTCTTCTAAATTATCTATCAT